ACAGAGCATATGCACTGATTGCTGCAATAGCATAGCCCATGATTGATTTCATAAGCATCTTTTCTAATACAAACGTACTAGCAAATGCACTTAAGACTAAAAAGGACGTACTAACTGGTACGCCCACCCTTGTCATTAATAACAGTACTGCTGGTGCTACTGCATGATACCATTGCACCTCAATAAATGGAATTTTAGTTAGTCGCCCGTAACTAATATCCCCACCATTGACGTACCATCCGTACCACAATGCCCATAAAAGAACCGCCGAAGAGGCGGCCCAAAGAATTTTATAATTAAAACGTTCGTGATTGCTAGCAATCCAAGTGCCTAGCGTTTGTACACTGTCATTTGCTATTACTGAATAGGCGGCCATTAAAAAGCCCAAGGCCATCCATAATGTTACTTGATCCACTGTTTGTGTTCCCTCTGTTATTAGTTGAGTATACTATGTTTGTATACGTTCTTCAACTTTATTTACAAAAAAGGGTGTGGAAAAAGTGTTAAAGTTTTGTTACAGTTATTTTTCTAGTTCTTGAATACGCTTTTCAAGCTCATCAATCTTAGCAGTAATCTTTGGATAGCGTTTACGCCAAGCATCCTCTGGTTGCTCTAGCCAGGTTAGTCCCCAGCGTTCTACTAGAAAATCAACAATCTTATCAAACTTTGCATATCCCCATAAGCCTACTCTTGTAGTACTTAAATAGGCTAAACAGGCAGCACCTGCAATACTACCTGCTATACTTGTATAAATCCATAGACGATCGCTCGCCATACGTTCAATCATTTCCCACACATTCCTGCTCCTCAAATTTGAATGCCGTTAAGACGCATTTTTTCCTTTACTTCATCTGTTACCATGTCTCTATCCCACGGCAAATGAAATGCTAGCTCTACATCTACAGTGCCTATGCCTGGTATAGCTGATAGGCAATCTCGAATGTCTTGTACTAGTCCTCCTGTGCCCGGGCACCCCATACATGGTATACAGACTTCTACGTGAACATTATTGTTGTCAACTGTAATGTCGCGTAACATGCCCATACTACTTATCGAAACAGGTACATGTGGATCGTTTACTTGTTCTAGTGATTGGCGTATTTGTTGCTCTGTGATCACCAGAGCTCTGTACCCCAAGTTTCTGTTTGAACTTCTGTGATACTTGGAACTTTATGCTTACTACCACGTTTCCAAATAGCTAGTTGCTCTTCCCAGGTCATTGTGTCTTCATAGTCCCATTTACGTGTATCTTCATTTAAACGTATAGGAGCAGTATAATCTAACACAAACTTGCCCTGCTCTTCGTCATAGTGAGCTGGGACTTTAATTCCAACTTCTTCACTAAAGGGAACAACACGACTTAACCAAATCTGACGCATTTCGTCATTCGTTCCGCCACGAATTCTGTAAGTCTGTTGATCTGTTCTTGTCTTATGTTCATCGGGCAAACCAAACCATGCAGCGCATAATGGGAAATAAAAGTCAACGCACTCCTGCACCCTTCGTCTACTGTCTTCATCTTTATTCCAAAAGAACTTTGTCCAGCGTTCTCCATGACTAACATGGAAGGTTTCTTCAAAGTTTACTTTGCGTAAACCACGTGCAAGAGGTGCGTAACTGCAATTCTCTTCTAGGTCAACAGTTGTAATGTATCCTGCTCTATCGCCGTAACACATACTTACTACAGTTTCGATATAGTCTTCGTGGGGGAATTCTAACATTTGGAATGTACGCCATTCTTCTGGATCACGCTCAAACAAAAATTCGTGTGTGTCATACCCGAAGTCTTCTAGCAGTCTATACATTACCTGTGCATGACCTAGTTCGTCCTGACAAGCTGCTGCAACTGCTAGTTTATCTTCTAGTGTAGGTGAGTTTTTAATAGCAGGAAAATATGTTGGTAGTGTTACTACTTCCAAGTCTGCTGCGATATGAATAGTATTAACAAGTACATCCTTGTACCTGGTTGTCATTTCGTCCGGATCTTCTACTTTATATCCTGTTGCTAATTTTTCTTGCAATCCTTGTTCATTCATCTTAACCCCAATCTGGAAATCGTACTTCCTCTTCTTCATGCAAGCAACCACCACAGTGACAATCTGTGCATACTAGTGTATCACAGTGACAGGGATGGTTACAGTTTTTACAGTAAATTCTTTGTTCTTCGCTCAACATCCATTATCCTCTGGATGTGGCAAATCTATTTTACATTTTTCGCAACGACAACATTTGCAGACTTCAATTTGTCCTAAATGTTTGTCCCAAACACTACGAAAATCTTCGAAAACTGGTGTGCCACAATGGCTCGGGCGGCCACAGTTATTACAGTATGGTCCGCCCAAGATCATTGTTACTTGCTTTCTGCTGCTTTGGCTGCTTCTGCTGCTGCTTTCTTGGCTGCTTCTTTCTCAGCCTTTACTTTTGCATCTAGATCCTTAATGGCTTGTGCTTCCTTTTTAGTGGCTGCATCGCCCCATTTACCTAAACGCTTGGCTACTATTTCTGGTAGGATACCCTTGGCCGCACATGCTTGAGCATCATTCATTGTACCCATAGCATAAACCTTGCCGCCGCTGTGGAAGTAGCCTTTATCATCATAGCCGCAATCGTCTCCCATTGCTGCATAGGTTGCGCTGCCTGCTGCAATAACTGCTGCTGCTGCAATTCCTGTAATTACATATTTTTTCATTTAAATAGTCCTTTTATGCTGATCCCAGAACTTTTTTCAGTCTCAGACTTTGTCTTTTGATCTTCTGCGCTCTGCTTGGCATCGTCGATCTTCTTTTGCTGTTCGTCAATCGCTTTGTTTTGATCTTCGTAATAGTTCTTGTATGCTGCTATTACTGCTTTCTGTTGCTGTACTAGCTTCTTTAGTTTCGCAACGTTTACACTTAGATCTTCGTAGCCTTTGTCAGTAAGTCCAAATATTACTACGCTGTACTTTTTCTTTTCGAGGTCTTCCCAAACAGATTGAACATTCTCTTCTGTTACAATTATCCAATTGACATCGTCTAACTTTAACACATCTACTGGTGGTAAGTCAAGTGGAACACGCTCTAGTGGTGCACTAACTATTTGAATTGGCTTTACACTTGAGCCACACGCCGACAAACTAAGGAGTAGGAATGTAGTGAGGATTGGCCACGTCAGGGCACATACTGTTGATCTGACTCTTCTTCTCAGCATTGTCTTCTTTCTCTGTTAGTGGAGCACCACTTAATATCTCAAAACAGCGCATTACATTATTACTGCCTTTGCTTATAACCTTTTCTATAAGTCCAGGCTTTGCAATAGCACGTTCTCCAATGTCACGCTGACCAAGTAACTTACTTGTTTTATTAAACTTACCTCTGAGATCTTCAACCTGTTGTCTGCTAGCTTGGAACTCAGCGTTAAGTGCATTTTTTTCTGCATTAACAGCGGCTATGTCTTTCTTCTGCTGTTCTATAGCCTGCTGTTGTGTTTGAACAGCAATCTCTAGCTTGGCATTGTTTTCTGCAAGAACACGCATGCGCTCTTGTGTATCCGTATAATACCAATAAGCACCTCCGCCCATTGCGAGCATTAGTATAAACATTATGCCTGCTAGTTTAAATCCCATTACTTTAATCCTGTGGGTGTTTTACCTTGGGCCATTTGCTGTATCTGTTGTTGATTAATTTTATTCTTACCAGCCTGGTATGACGCTGTAGATGCTTGTCCTTGAGCCTTATTAATTGTAAATCCACCTCGTTTAATTTTAAGGGCATCAGGTTGATCGCCTTGTGCGATAGCACCTATGTCCTTGTTATAAGTTGCACTAACCTTTGTTTGATCGCCTGGCTTTCCAAATTTGCCTTGAACATTTGTTTGAATGCTAGTTGGGTCATCTCCCATTGCATCAACATCAGCAGTTGGAGCATTTTTGTCAATAGTATATTTGACTTGTGCGCCGCCAATTCTTGGTGTTGTAACTGTGGTAACATCACCCTTTGTTTGTACTTTATCTAAGTCGGAGGCAATCGCTGGTCTAGGTGCAGTAGTAGCAGGCCTAGCTGGTGCTGGAGGTTTTACTTGGGTAGCACTTGCTGGACCATTGCCAGGTGTTGCTTCCATTATTTCTTTTATACGCATTAGCAATGCTCCTAAGCTATGCAGTATTTATAGGATTATGCTAGTGCACGGATGCGATCTACAAGCCTTTGTGCACGATTAGTAACCTGCTTGTACCAACGACTGTCGATCATTTCGTCTGCTGCACGATTCCAATCTCGTGCATCAACACCCGCTTTCATGCCTTTGAAAGCACTTAAACGTGGATAGCCTAGATTAAACATCATGTTAGCAATCACTTGTTGAGCTTCCTCTGGCAACTCCTCGAAGTCCGAATAAAGTTTGGCGCAGTCAGACAATACTGTTTGGACATCTTGCTCGAAGGCTTCAGCCACTCTAGACTCTGATACTTCTGTGCCTGTGGCTTGGCCATGTTCGGGGTCATCTTCGCGAATAAGATGCCCGATCCCAAAAGTAGGATAGCCAAGATGGTCAAGGTAAATTTCGTATTTAACACCCTCGTCAGTCTCGAGGTCTTCTCTCAAACGCTGTAAATCCATCGATGTCTCCTTGTTTTCTTGATATACGTGCTGAATTTAACATACTCTCTAGTACGTTCTTTGTACCCTTTGCTTCACGATAGTTGCGTGGGCTAAGAGGTACAATTTGATTTAAACTCTTGGTGTTTAGTTTGTAGGTAGGGTTACGCTTGTCTTGGAAGTACATAACCTGCCAAGAATCTTGTTCATGCTCAGTGAGATTGCTTAGATCACCGATCAAGCTCATTAGTTTTTGAGGATACCAGCTACGACGCTCGCACTCTACAAACACTAGATATTCATCTTTGGCAATTTCACCAGGTGATGTTTCTGCATCAAGTATCCAACTGTAACCACGCTCTAGGAAACGTTCCAAGTCGTTTGCAGGTTGTTTTCCAAATACTTTGAATGTAGTAACAATTACATCACTGTCGTCGCCCATCTTACTTGAGAACTCGTCAATGTGTATTTTCTTACTTACTCTTCCTGCAAGATCCTGTGTTTCTAGTGCTTCGTTAAGCTGTTGGGAGGGCATCTGGATCTCCTGGCATAGCACCCTGTTGTGCTGTCATTGCTGTTGTGTCTTGCATGTTTTGATCGTAAGCATCATCTAGATCCTTGAGATCAATTTCCTGACCTTCAAGTTCAATAAAGCCTTCTCTAATATCTTGCATAACTTCTAGGGGCATTTGAATACGCACTGTCCAAACAGGATCTTCTTTTAGTTTGGGCTTTTTAGTACCTGGACGGAAATCACTGTATGATTGAATTTTGACCGGTGTACTAAGTTTGTCCTTTTTATACTCAACTTTTGAACGATACTCTAACAGTCTCTTAGCACCGTCTGGATCAGGCATTAGCTTGTGTGGCCACATAAATGTAGCTTCTACCCAATGTCTGTGTTTAATGGGACCTTCAATAAGTTCGCCCTTTTTCCAATTCTTAAATGCATAAAGATCGAGCTCGTCTAGTACACGCTCAAAGTCCATGAGAGTTTGTAGAGCACTTTCGCTCATATAAATCTTCTTGCTGTTTTCAACGATGTCTTTGATATCCATATTAATACCCTTATATTGTATTTATAACAAATAAAGGTATACTAGCATAGGTACGATTATCAGTACCTGTGGCATAAAGTTAAGTAAAATAGCCTTTTCATTCCACTTAAAGCCTACATAAGTCCAGCCTGTGGGCTTGTTTGAAGCATATGTTCTACTTCATTGAGAATTTTAAGGTTCATCTTAACTCCACTAAATATTTATAATAGTAGCATATAATGGTTACATAATCAATGACAATTTTAATCGCAGGTGGTGACAGTTTTACCTATGGTAACGAACTAGACGACTGTACTCCAAAACGTTTTAGTGAATATACATGGGCTGCTAACCTTTCAACTCATTTAGGCATGAGCTATGACTGTACTGCCTGGGGAGGACATGGTAATAGTGCTATAGCACGTAGAACTATGACAGCATGTCAAAAACACATAGAACAAGGGCACGACATATTTGTAACTGTAATGTGGAGTTATCCTAGTCGCTATGAGTTTCGTTTTAGATATGATACACACGAACGTGACGCTCCGTGGTATACAGTTACTCCATGGACGCATGAGCGTGACCAAAGTGTTATACTAGATGCGTTCAAAAACTTTAAAGAAACTGTGTTTGATCACTACAAACGCAATCAACTTACTGCTCAATCTACAGGGCTAGCAGACTTTAGTGAGCACTTCTTTAAGGATGTAGGTGATAGCGAATACTACGAACTGTACACCACTGTAAAAGAAATGGTTTTCTTACAGGACTGGTTGAAACAGCGTAAGATAGAATATATATACACCTACGTAGATGACTGTATATTTGATCACAATACCAAACTAGACAGCACACTCGATACACTATATAAGAGCTTGGATGAAAGTAGAATATATTATCCAGGAGAGTTCGAGGGGTTTTACAAGTGGGCACAACGTTTGGACTATCCCATGGGTGCTACTCATCCAATTGAGCCAGCGCACACAGATTTTGCATTAAAAATATTACCTTTTGTAGAGCCTTTTGCAAAATAGTAGTATATATCTCAAAGGACCGACTCTTAAATATATATATGAAAGGAGGCACAATGCCTCATGTAAAATTTGTAGACTTGCGTGTCATTGTGTCTCTTCTTACTCAGGAGGAAACATTAAATGAGTCGCAAAAATGCAAAACGTTCATACAAGAATAACAACTCTAACGTTGTTAACATCGAGTCTTTTATCGAAAGAAAAAAGCAGGTAGTTCTTTTACCTCGCAACCTAAATCAAGAAACATATATTCAATCACTATTGAACGAACAAAACGTTATTGTATTTGCAACAGGACCAGCTGGTACAGGTAAAACCATGCTGGCTGTACAGGCAGCAATACGAGCACTGCGACAACGTGACATAGATCGAATAGTTATCACACGCCCTGCTGTGGGCGTAGATGACGAACGACATGGCTTTTTACCAGGCGATATCAACAGTAAAATGGAACCATGGACACGCCCAATCTTTGACGTATTCCAAGAGTATTATTCACCCAAAGAGATCAAACACATGATAGATGAAATGATCATTGAAATTTCACCACTTGCATTTATGCGTGGTCGCACCTTTAAAAATGCATTTATCATTGCGGATGAAATGCAGAATGCTACACCAAATCAAATGAAAATGCTGCTAACACGTATAGGCGATGACAGTCGTATGGTAGTAACAGGTGATGTACAGCAAACCGATCGTAAAGAAGCACAGAACGGTCTGTTAGACTTTAGTAGACTGTACAACGGGTACAAGGACAGTCAGTTTATTGATTTTGTAACATTTGACTATGCTGATATCGAAAGACACCCTGCTGTTCGTGAGGTGTTAGACATATACGGTGATAAATAAAGTACATATGTAATACCCTAATTAGGAGAATTTAAAAATGGCTGATGTAAAATTTGAACTGTATCTTTATCAGGATTATGCCGGCGATGAAAACTCTACTGTCGATATTACTATCGACGGAACTACAGAACTGTCTAGCGTAGAGATTGCAGGCACTAGTGCCTCACCACAGAAGGTCGAGTTTACTAAAACTGGTTTGACTGAAGGTGCTCATACTATGGAAGTAGTGTTCACTAACCCATATTATGTAGACGCAGACAATGACAGAAATGTTATTATTAATACAGGCAGAAGTGTCTATATAACCCAATACGATACGTATAAAACTGGACTTCAAAGGGTAAATCAAAACAAAATGTCCGACGCAGGTTTGTATCCAGCAACTTCACGTGATTTTGCTAGTGCATGGACTGCACTAAACATCGATGGCAATGATATTTCCAACAGCGGAGATACTGCATGGACAACCCAGGATCAAAAGATCTGGCAGGATCGTGCTACAATTTCATTTAACTACGCAAATAACGGATATAATGAGTATCCATATCGTAATTTTGTTGATGCAGACAGTACACCGCCAATACTTAGTACTACACTGATTATCCCATGGGGCGATAACGTTGTAAGTGATCCTTCCGATCGATCAGATGCTACACTAATTCAATTTGCAGCCGAGTAAAAACTAATTACAGCCACATAAAAAGGGAGCCTTGCGCTCCCTTTTTTTAATGCCAACGTGTATGACTATGTAAGTTACCAGTTATAGTCTCGTACACTTCTTTCCAGTTCTTAACAAACGGAGCATCGCCTTCGTAGTGTAGGTTGAACGCATGCTCCATAACCAAGCTCTTAAGTCCCATACGCAAACCTAGTTCTGCGTTAGTAGGCTTGTCCTCAATCCAGTACAAGCCACTGTCCTTGTACTCTGCTAGGACAGCATCTTTGTCTTCGCCCGTGTCAAGGAATATGAACTTCTCAAATGTATCTTCACCAAACAGTTTGCCTAGGTTACGGATACGCAATTTCTGTGCATGAGCATTCTTTGTCATGCTAGTAATAACGTGGAACTTGTATCCCAAGTTAGCTAGTAGCCTAACATAGTGTTCACTGTCACGTAGCGCCGGCAGGAAGCCCTGCACAGCACTCTCGTTAAAGAAGCGTACCAGTTTGCTACCTTCCTCACGCTCTAGTCCATAACGCTTTGCAACGTTATAGATAAAGTTGCCGTTCTCAACCATAGTATAACCATGGTCTTCCATCCAAATATTAAAAGCGTATTCCCAGTTAAGCAAGACGCCGTCGCAATCGGTGAGTATTAGTTTTTTGCTATTTTCTATCATACTTTATAATAGCACGTATCTACTTCTTGTCAACCGTTTTTGGCCTGCCTGGTTTTTTACGACCCCAAGGATTGCGGTCTTCTTCTGCTAGCCCACTATCGCCTCTAGCACATACGGTAATCTTACCGCCATTTTCCAGATACTCTTGGATTGCCTTATCATATTCTGTTTGCTCAGTTTTGGTTCTTTTCATAATATCTCCTGCTTGCATTAAAAAAAAATAATGTGGCCCGCAGCTTCAATACGTTTCCGCTCCACCACGGGCCACTCTTCCTACAGCCTGTTGTTGTGGGCTGGTAAACCCACTTCTCATCATGGGGTAGCCGTAAACCCCACTAGTCCGCACTCCCTACGGACTCGTCTCTATATCTTCTTCACATAGTTAAGGACGGTTTCTTTACCGCCGTGGTAGTTGCTGGTCTGATGCCGCTTGACACGACCTTTAATATTACCACAGCGCATGCCGTCGAAGTCGTTAGCATTACTAGTAAAGAACACAATCAGATCGTTGCCTGCTCTAGCGTTAACAACGTGACAGTTCAACTTCTGAATGAAGTTACAACGAAGGACATCAATAGCAAGCTCTACAGTATCGCCAATCTTACCAACATACTGGCTATCATCTGATAGAGCTCGCTGTTGTGCTTCAACTGCATCACGCTCTACACTACGGAAGTAGCTCTTGGGCAGGCTAGCAACGATGCCAAACTCGTTGGCTGCTACATTGCCTGCTTTGACGAGACCCAACACCTTCTGCTCGAAGTCGTTGATAGTAGCACCCATTGCCTTGAGCATGAGTCCAGTGTAGTAGCTAATGATAGTATCAGCAACCTCATAGTCCTCCTCGTCAGCAACATTCTCAAACCAAAAATCCTTATCATTAAAATTGCGAGGCGGAGTTGCATCTGTAACCGTGAACATCATGAGATGCTTGTTAGCATGCTTGCGGATGATGTGATTATCGTCCTCATCGTATTCGCTTACAGTATTTGTGATGTATTCATCACCGTTGAGGCGGTAGGCCATCACACTCGCAGCCATCACATCACGGAGCGGATAAGTAGTAGTATAATCAAATCGGGCCATGTTCTGATCCTTTTGGTCCTTGTTAAACTTACTCTCTTATAATAGCATAGGATACACTTGTGTCTACCGTTTCTTGGGAAAAATATCAAAAATATACAGTAAATCAGATAAAAAATGCTGAAGTTTGCTGGGAACCCTACTGGCATGTAGTGGTAGAAAACACACTCCATCCTGAGTTATACGAACTGTGTATGCAACATTGGCCCAATATGGCTACTAAAATGAGCCGTACCAACCCTGAGGGATTTAACCAAAACCGTGCAATCTACATACCCGAAAGTGGTAGTATAGACTTTTGGCAAGAGTACTACCATAACATTATGGAACATACAGATGTACAACGTGCAGTATATAGTTTAGAGGGGTTAGAGTACGAAGGTGATCGTTTGACAACCAGTGGCCTATGGGAAGATTATAAGGGCTACGGTGTAAACAATCATTATGACGGACATACTATTAACACTGCTTGGCAGATCTATATGTACTGTGATGGTGGGGAACAGTGGGGGACTAGTATCACTGATGAACATGATAACGAAATAAAAAGGTTTCCGTTCCGTCCTAACTTTAGTTGGCTAATGCGTGTAGATGCTTACAGTTGGCATCGTTGTGATCCTATACCTTGCAACTTGCGTCAGAGTATTATGACACGTTACATGTACAAACTTTTATAAACTGTTTTAAGAGCAGATTCTGCTTGCTGATTGGTTTGTACACATTGATTTATCCATAAATTTTTCCAATTTGGAACACCCTTGTAAAGACTGTAATGATATTGTTCAGGTCTAGTCAGCACAGTCACATGCCAGTTCGATATATTTTGGCTATCGATCCAATTGGCAATATTTGGCACATCGTCTATGTTATCTTTTTGTAAAACAGTATTAACCATAAAATTAGGATCTAGTTTATTCCTAAGTTTTATTATATTATCTTGTATTGTTTTCCAATTACAGCCTGTACGTATTTTTTCTATTACAGGCCCTATGCCATCTATGCTTAAGACAAAGCAAACATTTGAAAATCTAGCTAGTGCTTCTATCATATGATCAGTTAAAATAGTAGCATTTGTGTTTACTACAATTTCACAATCTGTATTGGTAACATTGTTCAGAGCTTTGCTAAAAGATTTAATAAGAAAGGGTTCACCACCTGCAAGATAGATGCGTTTAGCATCTAGATTTATGTCAATACTGTCTGGTTCCCAACTTTTATACACGTCGTTTTTTTGTAAAAATTCAGCCCAAGCACTGCTAGCATAAGGCCCACATGTTTGGCATCTAAGGTTACAAAGATTACTATATCTTAAATCGTAACTTACCTCAGTGCAATTTTCAATCCAGTTTTGTATATCTAGATGTTTTAACCAATCCTTGGACTGATTTTGTCTTTCGCTTATTCTATTACTGGATTCACAAGCTACACATTTTACACATTCACGTACTGGGTTTCCTGCCAGCATGAGCTGGCGTACCTCATTTATCCTATCTTGTGTGACAGTTTCGTCAGAGTTACAGCATAACCGTTGTTTACCTCCTAAATCTACGTGCTTGTGTATAAAAGGTAAAACACAGAAACTATCGCCAAATTTTAACCGGTTAAAAAGACTCATATTTGACATAGCTCTACCAATGTTGCTGCCAAGTTGATCTCTTGATCCGCTACCATTGGAATGTTACGCAGGCCCTTGGCAATGATTAGCACTGCTTGGTCCTGTCCTTCCTGCGTATCACTCCACAGTTCTAAGTTGTCATACATCCAGCGAAACAGTTCGTCCATTTCATCTGCACGTACCTGACTACACAGGAGTTTACGTGCTTCCAACAGTTTGCCTTCTTTAAACAGGTCCACAACAGCCAGTCTGTAGTCTGCCATGGCACTGTCGGACTCTTGGGGACGCACTAGTTTACCATCCACACTGTTCATCTGCACTAGGTTGATGCACTTGCGTAGATCAGGATATGTAGCCTTTACATAACTGTCCAGTGTATCAATGTCAATCTCAACGCCTTCAGTTACCAGCACTGTAGCAATACGTGCTGTGAACTCTGTGGTATCAATCTTTTCAATATGAAAACCCTGGCATCTACTGTGTAGCGCAGGAATAACCTTGTTAGGATAGTTACAAGTTAGGATAAAACGTGCAGTGCTTGAATACGTTTCCATTACACCACGTAGTGCTGCCTGTCCGTTTGGTGAAATATAATCTGCCTCATCGAGTAGTACAACCTTAAACTCACCAAAGGGCATAGTTGCTACAAAGTTAGTGATACGTTCACGCACGTTGTCTACACTATTCTCACGACTGGCATTGATCTCTAGTACATCAACATCCTGCACACCCAATTGATTGATTAGGATCTTTGCTAGTGTAGTCTTGCCTACACCCGGTGCACCGCTAAACAACAAATGCGGAATAGCACCACTCGTAATCCAACTTTCTACCTGATGCTTTTGATCGTTATCACGAAACACATAGCCTTCTAGTGTATCGGGTCTATACTTTTCTGTCCAAAGTTCTTTCATCTAAGTACTGCTTTCTCTATAGTGTCTGTACGATCTTGTACTGGCTTTAGATCTGTTTGTATTGGTGTAGGTGTACATAACCAATTTAGCACACCATGCTGCGGTCCAAACACATCCTCGCTGTTATGCTTATGATTGTTTGGATTGAACGTTGCACATGCTGCCCAATACATATTATAACTTAGATTGTCCAAGAAGTCAAACACCAAGCTGTTAAGGCTTGAGTCCTGCATTTCAATAAACAGTATAGGTCTGAAGTATGTAATAGTATTTTGAGCACCTTTGAGTACATTATACTCCATACCTTCTACATCAATCTTAATTAAATCAATGCGAGGAAAGCCCTTTATGTTATCTAGTTTGGTTTGTACTATTGATCCACCGGGTCTTACTTTTGTTTTACCGTAGTCAAACTGTGTGCTAACTTCTTGTACGCTGTCGCTGAGGGCAATAGGATTAACACTGATCTTATGTGCAACGCCACGGTCCTGCATACCTATGTTTTTTACTAGTAGGTCATGGCATTCTGGATCAGGTTCAAATGCTACAACTTTGCTTACATGGGGAGCAAAGCCTAGTGTGTGCGAACCAACATTCGCACCTACATCTAAAACAAAACTATCCTTGTCTAGTAGTGCTAGCAGCAGATCAACTTCAAGGTAACAGTATTCTCCATAACAATCTAAACTCCGACCAATGGTAAGGTCATCACTAAAGATATACATGTTACCATGGCGAGTGTTAACTAGTTTTTGATTTCTCACGTTCTAGTTCTTCAGTAAGTTCTTTGATTCTAATGTATGCTCGCTGTAGTTGTTCTTGTAGTTCGCCAACATTACGTTTAAGAATATCTTCTCTAACATGCGGAGGGGCTGCGATAGGCATATCAACCATCCACTGCCTCTAGTGTTTGATGTCCCATGCTTGGTGCAAATACTTCGTCTTGTGGACGTTCATCGCTGGTCATTAGAATGTCCTTTGGATCTACTGTACGATGTGTTTCACCGTTTAGTTCAAAACCTCTGCTCCAACGGCCATGTGCTACTAGTACCCATTCTCCTACACTAACATCAGTTTGTTCGTGCCCAATCTCAACTACCTGTGCCCAGCGTGGATGAATACCTCTTAGTGTTGCATCGTCGCCCGGGATAATAAGTCCACTAGCAGTGCGTACTTCATCAAACTTCATTTCTTTAACTAGTACCCCATCGTGTAGTGGACGGAACGTACCTGTAACTCTAGTATTGCTAATTGGCATTTATAAATCTCCTTTTTTACTATTCTACACTTGACAAGCAATATTGTCTACCTTTGATTTTATTCATATCCATTTTATCTTTATTAATTAATTGCCGTTGCCGGCCTTCTGCAATAATGGGTATTACTACTCCATACATGTATTTTTTAAACAGATCTGGTACATATTTTCTTAAATGCTGATATACTAAACTGTCTTCATTGGCTGCACTTGTAAGAACATCATGTCCAAGTCCCTGCATTTTGTTTGGTTGCCAACTTTGATCAAATCTTAATCTGCAACTTGCCTCTAAATGTTCTCTAAGCGTTCGACCTTTTACAACTAGGGTAATACCCTCACTTAATCCGCCTATAGATGCTACGTTTATCTTGTGTCGAGTAAAATAGTTTTTGACCATATGACATTGTTTTACATGTAATTCCGGCATATCTTTACTTGTAAAAAACCATTCTCCTACTAGGTTAGTTGCTGTTCCCCAGTGTGTTAGCAGTGTATACCACTTTTTTTCCTTGTAAGACATCACTGGCTTCAAGTCGCCAAATATGTGAGCAGTTGTGCCTTTACGTATCATTAATCCCTCGTCATATTCACTAAAGTCTTCAACAGTGAAACGGCGCATCATACCTATTGTGCCATTATAGGGAGTATCTATCCATTGCTGTTTATTGCTAAAATCACTTAGTATTCTATCAGTTATATTGTTAACTGTCATTTTTGTTAGCGGTATTATTTTGCTATAACTACGCATTTTTTGAATTGCTAGTTCAATATCTTTTAATGGTGCGTCATTGTTATTAAAACACATGCGGTTAACAACTACTTCGTCCAAATGCACACCGCTGTTAATAAAACTCTGTAATACAGTATCACTATCACTACCACCACTATAGTAAAGGATAAGATAGTTATATTTGTCTCGAAGTTGTCTGCACCTCCTGCCCAGCAGTTCTTCAAATGTTTCAGTAGGTTCCTTAGTCCAGTTCACAGTATCCCAAAATCCAGCATCATGAACAACTTCTAGATCATTCATGTTTTCTCCGCTTGTCATTACCTCAAGTTTTGTAGAGTAGTATTTTTTTGTAGTTCTACTATAAACCTGGATTCGCTTGTCATCCTGGATGTTGAAAATATTCTTCATACTTTATTTGCAACACTAATGATTGTTTGTTTGTTCTCTTCTGTTAGGTACTCATGTAAGGGGACAATAACAAGTTCGTTAGACAATCGCCGTGCATACGTATAGTCTACACTTGCACACTTTTCAAAGGCTGGCATATCAGGAAAACAAGGATAAACACTCACTCCTATACCTGCCGCACTGAACTCTGCGGCCGCTTCTCTTGCACTTAGATTCTTTGTAAAGAATCCAAATCCTGTACAGACAGTGTTTTCGCCTTCTAGTGTTTCACGTTTGATTTCTTCATTAAACAACTTGTTATTCATTCTGCGTATTGCACGTACACCTGTTTCATCCATGATAGTCATGTCTTCTGCAATAATACGTGCAGTAGTGTCATCCATACTGCTCTTGGTAGCAGGTGCAACAAATCCATTACGGTTCTTGTTAAAGCCCTGTTGTGTCACTTCCTTCATGCGATCCAACAAACGCTTGTTACTAGTTGCTACTGCACCGCCTGTGCCTGTGCTTGCAGGATGCTTGGCAATGTCAAAACTGTAGCAGACAATATCACCATAGCCTGGTTTACATCCTGGATCATCCATGTAAAATGCGTTGGCTGCATCTTCAATAACCACCATGTCGTCTGGAATTACTCTACACAAGTCTTCAACGTCCTGTACTCTGCCTAACAGGTGTACAGGCATTACAACTTTTGCATCTGGATGAGTATCAATACATTCAGCAAGACTTTCAGGACACATCATCGCATCCGGGCCATTATCACAGAATACTACTTCTCTGCCAATCCATTGAATATTTTCTGGAGTTGCAATAAATCCCCATGCAGGAATAATAACTTTATCGCCAGGTTTGGTTGTTACTGCAAGAGCTGCTTGAATAGAGTCACTACCACAGTCAGTAAAATGCCAGTAAGGTATACCGCTGTAGTGTACACAACGATCAGCTAGTGCTTGTCTGCTGGGTGTATATGTATCACTACTAGGGCCGGCGCTTAACCAATCACTGATAGTATCTAATCCTAGACGATAGGCTTCTGTGTACCTGTCCTTGTACTTGTCGATACGCAGTTTGTAGGCAAAATATGGTACGCCGCCTCCTGTATTCTTCTGGTGTTTGTCAGCTGGTTGGTTCATTTTTAAAATCCTTATTCATAGTATAACGGATATAATCTATTCCTGCAATATCATAATCTTCTACAGGTATGTAATCTTCTTGCCAATAGTCTGTGTTTGTGTTGGAGCCACGTGCAGTAATAGCACTTGGATTACTAAACATTTGTATTCTACAACTAGGCTTACAATATCGTGCTACTACTCCAACTCTATACTGTGAGCTTTGATTTGGCCCACTACGGTGTAGTAGTTTTATATGATGCATACTAAACTCTCCAGCATCTAATTCTGCATGTACTGTAGGGTAGCGTCCTTCTACTGTTTGTCCGCGTGGTAGCAGATTGTTATGATCTAAATTGTGAATATGATCGTAGTCTTGTAAATGACTTTCGGGGACATATTCCAAACAGCCTGTGGTTTTGTTTGACCCGTTAAGTGCTATCCAAACACTTGCCACATTGTCAGGCTCTGTTGGATCAAAATACAAACTATCTTCGTGCATGCTCACGTATTGTCCTAGCCTAGGCTGCTTTACAAAAAAAGTGCTGCTGAAGCACAATACATTTGGTCCTAAAACAGTTTCTATCACATCGAGTACACTTGGTAACAAACAAATATCTCTCACCCATGGCAGAGCTGTGTGTGTTTTAAATGCAACGTTATCTCTAATATAGTCTGCTCCTAGTTCGTTTTCGGCTTCAATATATTTTGCAAAGTAAACCTGAGCCTGTTCATCTGACATTGCGCGATGAGGAAAACTATATCCTTGTAAGCTATACATATCTGTTTAAAGTTTCTCTGAGGGTGCTTGTCCAACGTCCACATTCAAATTGAGCCAGTGTCTTAATAGCTCCATTACTAAGGTTAAACTTTTTTAGATATCGAATGTTATCGAATATTTGTTTACTTTCAATTTCAGGGTGTATAATATCACTAGAGTCTTCACTGCTGATGAATGAAGTATCTTGGCATAACATTTTTTGCAGGCTGCGATTCTTGAGATCTGTATTACCTGCTAGGACACTTGAGGTAATTGTTAGGTTACTAAACGGATCAATCCACTTGGTATAGGTATTTAGTTCAAATATACTGTTACGGGTGGTATTCCTTGTTATTACATTTGTTGTATTGGAGTACCCAAGCTGCCAAAATTTACTATGACATTCATATATCTCCGCATCGTTACCCCTTAGAATAACATCAAAATCCAAAGGACTAGATGTCATATACATATGCTGTATGTTAAAATGGTTATAATCATGCACACTATAATCTTTTACACGACTACAAACATTGTCCAATAATATTACATCTTCTGAGATAGTTTTAACTTTCGTGGGCGTTTTACTTTTAACATTTACTAATGTAGTTTTTTTGCCGAGAATATTACACGCATTTAGAATTGCATGACTATCCCACCCGTCGCCAAACATAATTGCAATAGATTTATTTCTAGTGTTTATTTCTATAGTCTCAAGGAACTGGTTTACTAGTTCTTCAGTTGTTCTAAAGAGAGGAACAAGTTCTTCTGTTGTTTGCACTAATTCACAGTTATCAAAACAGTCATAGTACTTTGGATCAAAGGGCACTAAATTTTCTGATAGTAGAGTAAGCAAAACATATAATTTTTCATAATTAATTTTTGCTTTAAGATCTAACGGATCGTTGGAATAGTCTACGCCGTTTGTATATAATGGATAACCTAAATTATAACTTACGCCGTGCTTTACAGTCTTGTCTAAGTAAAGGAAACTATATTGTCCGCGTATACTACCTAAATCGTCAGACTGTATCTTTTTTATAACCTCTGAAATTTCTTCCGTGAAATAACCTTCCCAGAAAAGTTTTCCAGAATTATTTGTTGCGACAGCAGTGCCATCTATGTACTTGAGCATTAGTTAAAGACGTTTTAGTCCTGCTGTTTCTTCAAAGCCTGTTTTATCTACTTCCTGTGTAACAGTCTTTGCACCTGCGACACTGCTTGCCAAACTACCTGATGGAGTGCTTGTTTGCTCTTGTGAACGTTCGGCGACCATTTGTGCAACGTTTGTGGCTGCAGGCTTTTGTGGTTCATCTGCTTGTGGTTCTTTTGCTGGTTCCCAATCTGCCCAATCATCTTGGGGAATTTCACTATCTACTTGTGCATTGTTACTTTCTGGAATAGGTGCTTCTGTGGGAACAGGAGTATTCATATTATAATACTCACGCATTAGTTGTTCGCGAGTTCTTGTAATAGTACCATCTGGGAGAATCTCGTCCCCTCTAGCATTTACATTCATGTTACCTAGTGCTGGTACTAGTTCGTTGTTAGTAAGCATAGCACCAAAGTCTACCATCTTACCTTGTGCTGTTCTATACTTCTTTTGAGCCATATCAATCTCCTTAATATGCGTATATTATTTATCGTAAAAAATCTGTGACGTCTAAATCATAATACAGACTGTCAATCTTGTGTACACCGATCAAGTATAGCACATAACTTGCTACGCTTGATCCTCTACCAACACCCCATACAATATTATTGTCACGCATTATTTGTACCATATAGCGTAGGAAGTTTAATAGATCAAACAAGCCACGCTCCAAGTACATCATTAGTTCTTGTCCTACACGCTGACGTTGTTCATCTGTTTCACATTGATCTAGCAACCACTTAGCAATATCAAACTCTGCATACTCTGCTGGCATATGCCATGTTTGTTGATTGCGCCTGTGATATTCTTCAGGTGTACAATCAAGCGTACCTGCTAGTTTTAACTCTGCATATCCTGTATAAAGTAGTTCGTTGGCACGATTAAACTGTTCTACTTCTTGTAAATCTAATGTGCTCAAATCAATACTAGGATTTACATATAGTGCATGCACTGCATCATCCTGTGTGTAAATCTGTCTGCTAAAGGCGTCAAGCGATATCTGGCCCGTCATCATTATCCTTTGGCTTTGTAGGTTTAATTTTACTTCTAAACGTATCCAATGATACAATATCTCCGGGTCGTTTGTCAAATCCTAAATCAAACTTGTCCCAACTCAGTGATTGTAGTTTCATTCCAGATTCGTCGAAGTCAAAATACTTGATCCTGCTATCATACCAATACTCTGCAAAAGCCTCATCTTCATCACTAAAGATCTTCCTAATAGTTTCAGGTTCACCATCCTCTAAACCATGACTGTGTTCAATACCAGCACCTTGATAGCTTTCTAACTTAACCTTTGTAACAATACAACGACCTTCTACGATGTTTGAGAATTTAGTGTAGAGGCATAATGTTAAGATATGATCATAAGGCATATCAGGTGTAGTATGTATAACACCTTTGAGAGGAACGCCTTTCATAAATGATTGAATATGTTCAGGTCCAATAAACACACTGTTGTCTAGAATACTTTCAATATAGACTTGTATTCTGTCAACTGCCTTATTGTAACTGGACTGTTCTTCTACAAATGCTGGATTAGGTTCTAGTGCTACAGTGACATCCCAAAAATTAGGAAGTACTAGATTATCATCTAGTACAAGAGCTGCACCAAACTTTTCTTTAAGTGTAATCATATGTCTATAATATCATCCCAGGTAGATTTACCATCCTCAGACTCATTGGCCTGTTTCATAATCTTTTCCATCTTTTCTTGATCCCTGCGCCTGCGTTCTAGTTGCAGATCTTCCATCATCATCTGCATCTGCGGAACGACTGTAGGACTACTACGATATGCAAAAGTTATTTTTTTAGCTAGATCCTTAATGCGATCATCTAATACTTGATCTTCTAAGTCTCTTAAATTGCCTGCAAGTGGATGGTTCAAAGGTCGCCCTCTTGTCTGTTTTCACTGTAGTAAGCATCAAACTCACCGCCGGGATAACGTGCTTTTAACTTGTCTACATTCATACTTATAATCTCATTGGGATCAACATTAAGAGCACGACAGCCCTGAATCCAATACCAAATAATGTCACCGAGTTCGCGCTTCATATGAAAGATTGTTTCCTCGTTCATTGGCTTGCCTTGGAATAGACACTTCTTAACAATTTCACTAAACTCGCCTGTTTCACTAGCAAGCCCAATACTCGCTGTAAGTAGGCGTGGAACAACCACATGTTTAGTTAGTTCACGATAGCTCTTATCTAGAGCACCGCTATCTTTGCTTTCATCGCTGGTAACAGCGTCTACAAATTCTGCGTATTTGTTTAGGTCAATTTGTGTCATAAAAAAACTCCTGTAGTGTTATTATACTACAGGAGTCTTTAAAGTCAAATAAAATTATTAAACGTCGTATAAATCTGAGATTGCTTGCTCTAGGCTACGCATGGTATTGTCCTTCGCATCCTCGTCGATGTCTGCTTGAGAAACCATATCGATAATCTGCTGAATTGCGGCTTCAATTTGTTCAGCATTGACTACTGGAGCTTCATGTATACGATCTAAAGATTCTAGTAATTCTCTCATTGTTTAGTCCTTAATATGCACTCACTGCCGCACGTTTCCAAATAACAGTTGAACCGTCATATGTACCTGTGCAAACATAAATGTAACTTGTGTCAACTACTACCAAGCCTGCTTTATCGCCACTTTGTCCAGTGTTAGCTGGTGTACGCTGTTCCATAATACTTCTATTACGTGTTAGATCGCTAACTGCGATTGTTGTTCCTTGGTCATCTGTAGTAAACTCAAAGATATATGTACCAACTTCATCAAATGTAATTACACGAGTGTTGCTGTTGATACCCATTAGACTTGCTAGTCCAATAGTCACTGCACTTGGTAGTGTTAGTGTATGTGCAACGTTCTGTACGTCGATCTCAAAACGGATACGACCTAGCTTACCGCTTGCTGGAAAGTTAGTAAATGCTAATGAAACACTGCCGCTTGTTGTTACTGTAACATAGGAGCCTTCAGTGTAGTTAAGGGTAACTGTACCACTAGTTGTGCCCTTAGCAACACGAGTCTCACTCATATCACGTAATTCAAAGTCTGACATTAGCGCACCAGCACCTGCGTTATCTAGGCTTGTGCCTGATAGTGCACTTTTAAGTACTACCTTACCTTGTAGGTCTTCAATTTCTGTTTTTGCATTACTAAAATTAGTTTTAATGTTAGTAAAGTTATCGCGGAAGCCTTGACTGTCGTTGTCTTGTCCTGCAATAGGAAAGGTTCCGTCTATGTTATTAGCATTGATATTACTGGCCATTTATATAAATCTCCGTGGTACGCACTTATTTATCTTTGTATATTATCTCTAAAGGCATTTACTCTTGGGAATTTAATCCATGCATCATTGGTGTCTAAGCCGTTTGTCCACTTATCAATGTCTTTGAAGAAACGTGTACCATTACCGTCAAAGACACTTTGTACACCTGAGGTTGATAAGTCTACACCTCTAACATCAACATATTCAGGTGATTTGCCGACTGCGCTACGCTCATAGTAGTAAATGATATTATCATAGGTTACCTTAACCTGATCGCCGTTGAGTATTTCTCTAGTGAATGTAAATGTTACGACATTTGCGCTGTTTACACTTATTGTCCATACACCTGCTTGTTTGTTTACAGTAGCATTTCCTACAAGTTTGTCAACATAACCTGGTATTTCTTGTCCACCGTCATAACGTCCAGCGCCGCTGTTTTCGTTGTCATAACCTATCTCGTCGTAGATATCTAACTGCTCGATCCATCCATCATTATCGTTGTCAGGATCAGTCATGCCTTCGTGTCTCAACCATATCACAGTCTTACCGTTCAATTCTGTAATATCAGTCACACCGTTTATGCAACCACTAGCAACAACTTCGCTAGCAAGTTTCTTGTTTAGACTGTCAAATCTACAATCGCCATCCACACTATAGTCTACTGTTGCAACTACACTACTACCAATATCCGAACGATCAAATGTTGTTTCGGCAGTTGCTAGGAACTTCTGATTCTGTTTATCATAGAAGTTACTTAGGTTGTTATCAAGAATAAATCTATCTACTTCAAAACTAATAGCTTTCAAATCAAACTCGGTACGCTGTTTTAACCTAAATGCTGTGCGTAATCCTGTACCAGGCTTCATATATACAATAGGTGCTGCAAGTGTCCAACCTAGCACCTCACCATTAGTCTGTTTGTCTTGCATCCAGTCTGGTAACACAAAACGTTCTAGTATTGTACTACCAATACTTTCTTTCATTCTATTACGCATATTTTGTATAGCATTTGGATAAACTTCAATCTCATTACCTTGATCTGCGTGTTGATTTCCTGTGCTTGTTTTAGGGAAACCTGCATCAGCAGTCATTGCTTTTACAAAACTTGACATTGCTGTAATGCTGCTCTGTTCTTTAAGTTTTATTGTGTCACTTGCTGGCGCAGGATTTTTAGTAGAAGGATCTACGCCCATTGCACTGTCTACTAATTCAATATAGACAATGTCATACTTTGCTACATTGTTAGAATCGTAACTAGTTGCCACCTTGATATCGCCAAACTTTAATGTGTTATTAAAATGGTTTTTAGCAGTTGCTTGCACGTATGCACTTGCAGTCTTAGGAGCAAGACCAGTTGCAATTAATGCTCTAATATCTTTTTGTAGTCCAAAATAGAAATCTGTAGGACGATATATATCCTCAACAGGTATGTCGTCACTGTTGTTAATTAGATTGTTATAAATGTCTCTTTGTGCTTTGTTTGGCAGAGCACGAATGTATAATGTTTCGTAAGGATCTGTTGTCTCAGGTTTAATTTCAATATTAAAAGTATTATATGTGTCAATGACACCATCTGCGCTATAGGCTCTTACAGTAAAGGTATACTTGTGCTCAAAGGTAGTCCAGTCTGCAAACTCTCCTTTGTTATACATTTCTACATCAAATGTAGTCCTACCATTGTCGAACATCATGTGTTCAAAACTTACACGACCTTGTACAAACCCATCATTGGTAATACGTAAACCTTGTGGAAGTTTGTCATTACTAGGAGTGTTAGCTAAAGAACCACTACGCAATTCATATTGCACAGGCTTACCACTTCTAACAGTAGCGCGGATATCAATTTCACTTACATCACCTGTTCTAATTGTGCCAAGATTAGCAGCAGGCCAAGTAATTTCTTTGTCAATGTCGCCTTCTATTGTTAGTGTAAAAAATACCCATTCGCTGACAATAGTAGGTTTGTCTTTCTTATAACAGCGGACAGCAAAACTATAATCACGTGTGGTGACATTAATAATAGGAATATATCCACTTAGCCAGCCTGTTTCTGTGTCCATTACTAGCCCTGGAGGAAGTTCTTGGTCGCCTCTATCAAACAGATCCATATCAAAATTAGTAGCATCAAAACCTGTAGCATCTCCAACACTAATAGTAAACTCTACAGTATCTCCGTCTGGATCATATGCTGTAAACTGAGTTGCAAAGAAGTTATCGTGTTTAATTGTACCAAAGTCTGTGGGCGTTGTTAGCAACGCTGGTGGACGTTCTGTGCTTGTTGCTGCATCAACTAAACTATCTATTGTACTAGCACTGGCTGTATCTTTAAAGCTATCAGCAGTAATAATATCGGCGTCTGCGGTGCCACCGTTACGACTTGCTACAAACAGTGTGTAATTTTTTACTGCAATGTCTTTACCATCAGATGCTTCAACTACCCACTCATAAGTTTTACTCTCTGCGATTGTACTAAAGTCAAATGTACCAATATCAAATGCATTTACATCATAACCTGGAGTTCCTGTTAGAGTTGGAACTGGTTGAATATAACCGCTAATTAAACCGCTGGTGCTAATACTAAGTCCGGGAGGTAAGTTGCCGCTCTGCAATCTCCAAGTCGTAACATCGCCTGGATCTGGATCAAAAGCTGTGAGTTGCGTTTCAAAATAACTACCATCCCATGCTGCACCCAGGGCAGCGGAAGGTAAACTGTCAATAGTAGGAGCATCATTGCCTGTAACTGTAAGTTCAAAGACTCTATCTGCTACAGTGCCTTCCGTGTTATTAGTTGCACGTACAACAAATCTACTTGTTACGTTAAATGCAACTTCTACAGGTACGCCCTGAATATAATCTTTTGCATCTGGGTAGCCTTCGCACTTACCAAACGGCGTAATACGAATACCGTTAGGCAGTTTTCCACTGATATGTTCATAATAGTCAGCGTTTCCTGCGTTCAACTGTACTTGATAGAACTCTTGTTCTACAATAGTACCCAAATTACCGGGCGGTGTTATCCAATAGGGCGCAGCCATAGCAACTCCTCTGCTTACGAGTATTTATCGCTATTACCAAGTAGCGTGGGCTGCTCGTCTCCAGATTGCAGTGCTACCATCATAATTTGCAGTACATGTATAGATGTAACTGCTATCCCAGGCCATATCGCCTTTTCTATCGCCAGTAGCACCTACTGCACTTGCAGGTGTATATTCTCTTGGTGCAATAGCAACTGTGTTGCCGTCACTATCTGCATGGAATGCTCTCGTAGTACTTGCAAATGTTCTAGAAAATACTGTGGAAAAACCTGAAACTGAAACTGGATCAGCTATTTGTGCTTGCAATGATAGGTGTTCATCAACTCTAACATTTCCTAAACCGTTTGTAGATAAAACCAATGGTTCGTTACTAGTAAGTGTTGTAATAGTATTTTCTCGAATACGTATTCTGCTATTACTAATATCACCGCTAAAAGTTGCATCGCCAGTCACGCCTAGTGTTGAACTTAGTGTAGTGGCACCAGTTACGTTAAGTGTCTCGTCTACGTCAAGACTTGTTCTAACAATAATACGACCAGTTCCGTTAGCATCAAGTACAAGGTCTGCATTACTAACTATTGTCTTGATATCAGTTTGATTTATTTCAATAGTATCATCAATTACTACTTTATCGATCTTTAAACCGGCTAGCCCTGGTACTGTTCTTGTATTTCTAGTAAAGAATGTGTCCCATGTATCACTATTAGTGATAGTAATAGTAGCTCCGCCGCCCGATGTTGTAATACCAACGCCGCCACTTATACTAATTGTTTCGCCTAATCTTGCTTCGATAATTGTACTAGTATCATCACTGAATGTGATAGGCTGATTTGTTGCTGTATCAACATAGTCTTTGGTGGTTGCATGATCACCTAGTGTAGGATTAGCTAGATTGTCAATTACTGCGTTTTTAACATCGATAATACCACTAGCAGGTTGTAGTTCAATGTTGCTTGTACTTGTGATATTATTATTATCAATTGTAAGATCATTGATTCTTAAGTTCTCTATAGTAGTTGTGACACCACTTTGTGTTAGGTTACTGTTACTTGTGATATTACCTAGTGCATCAGTAAAAAGAACTTGGGTAGATGTAAATGTTCCTAAACGTAAACTTGGCACAACTACTGTACCAGTTCCTAGTGGATCAAGTGTAATGTTTTCATTGCTTACTACATTGCTAATACTGTTGCCGCTGAATGACAAGTTACCAATACCAAAGGTAGTTGCACCTGTAACACTAGCTGCGTTAATTGTATCAGCATATACAGTTGCCCATTTACGTGATAGGCTACCTATGTTATATGTACTATCACTATTTGGAATAAGATTACTTGTTAGATCTGCATTAACTGTGATGCTATCTGTATCAGCATCTCCTATAGTAATATTACCGCCTAGTGTAATGTTTCCGCTGAAGTCACCATCTTTAGCATAAACAGTTGCCCAACGTAATGTGCTACTGCCTAGGCTACTTGTTTCAGTAATACTAGGAACAATACTACTGTCTACACGCCCAACAAATGTGACCGTATCTGTTGTGGTGTCACCTAGGTCAACGTCGCCAATAAAACTTGCTGCACCATTAGCACTTAGCGTGCCAGTAAATGCTGCATTACCTCCTGACAAATCGCCTGTTAGAGTAGTTGTACCACCTACAGTTAGGTTGCCGCTAATAGCAACATCATCTAGGTCTGTGTTTCCATCTACGTCTAATGTACCAGTTAGTGTGGTATTACCTGTAACTGCAAGTGTTTCACTTATGCTCACAGGACCTGCTAGAACAATCCTACCAGTAGAGGTAACATCGATAGTAATGTCTGCTCCACTGGTATCTGTACCAATGGTGGTTCCAGTATAACTTAAACCTGAGAGTGTTACGCCGCCAAGCTCTGTGTAAATCTCATCAAAGTTCTCGTTTATCTTATTGAACGCATCTCTTAGTACATCACCTGTACCATCGTCTTGGTTGGTACCAATGTTTACAGTTTGTTTAGCCATTGGTTGCTCCTTATGATACTGCGTAGTATGGAATTACGTATTCTGTGTCGCCAATTTTAAACTTTGCGTATCCTGTTGGAGTTGCTGGTAGAGCACTGGCACCACCTGCCGCACCTACAGTAGATTGTGTAGGAACACGGAAGTTAATTGTGCCTGTGCCACTTGGATCCATGTCAATATCGCTGTTTGACAACTGTGTTTGGATTTTATTACCTTGTAGTGCGATATTGCTATCAACTCTGATAAACCCTGCTTCTAGATTCTGGCCAGCTGCGACAGTAACATTTCCAGTAAATGTTGTAGTCGATGCGCTTACTGAGAGAGTATCACCGCCTGTATTAATTGTATCAACATTCAAATCGCCTGTTACGTCAACACCAGCAGCAGTTGTTTCAATCTTTTTACTATTATCATAATATAACGACACTGCACCATCAGGTGTAGCAACAACCATATATTCGTTACCAGTTCTTTTTAAGATTCTTATTTCTGTATCACTTCGTAAAACTAAAGCACCAGTTCCAACATCATCAATTAAACTATTTCCACCATCATGGTAAATCTGTAAATCATCCGCATCACCAAATTGTGCTTTGATACTATCGCCGTGTGATGTATTACCTAAGAATACAATCTCACCAGTACCATTTGGATCTAGTTGAATGTTTCCGTTTGAGTTGTCACTGATAATGCTTTGTCCGCTGATGCTGATGTTCTGTCCACTACCTGCACCTGTTGCGGAGTAAAGCTCGTTAAAGTTGTCGTTAACTTTGTCAAAAGCAGTGCGTAGCGGATCACCTGTTCCGTCGTTTGCACTACTACCAATATTAATTGTTTGCTTGGCCATTATGTGTCCTTTCACATTATAACTTATTTATTTTATATATCAAGTAAGCCGCATGCTAAATAGTTTTATGCTTATAGAAAGTTATACATCATATGGGCATCACACTAGAGTACGTAATGGTCGCAAGGAAACTGTTAGGACCCTGGCAACATACTACAGGTTAAAGTGCGATCAATGCGATGCTGAGTTTAGTAGACCTAGCAAACAATACAAGCATCGCACACAAACACATTACTGTAAAGAATGTTACACTAAGAATCTAGCACAATCAAAGAGTGCTCAGTCAAGGAGAATAAACAGATATGTCGATGCGTTTGACGCTAGTAGCGGCAAGCCTTTGGGTACTTTCAAGTTATAGTACTGCACAGGCTAGTTTTGCAGACATTGTAGATAAAACTATTAAGAGTGTTTGCTTAGTAACCTTTGGAGAACCAACTGTAGTTATAGACAGTGAGGGCGAAAGAAAAGAAGACTTTCCTAATAGTCCATTCAATGAATATCTAAAGAAGAAACAAGAGCAACGTCCACAAGGCGGTTCTGGAACTTGTTTTGTCATTGAAGCAAATGGGAAAAAGTACCTACTAACTAACCAACACGTTGCCAGTACAGCGTCTCAGTCATACAAAGTAACCTTTTACAAGATGATAAAACATCATCCTGCAAAATTAGTTGCTAATGATAAGTTAACAGATCTTGCACTTCTTGAGATGGAGAAAACTGAAGGTCAACGTATTCTAAAGACAACACCCGCACTACCTTGGGGCGATAGTTCCGAACTACGTAGTGGCGATAGTGTTTACGCTATTGGCCATCCTCTTGGTATGGAATGGAGTGTAAGTAGAGGAATTGTTAGCAATCCTAGTAGACGCTTACAAAACACTTGGCAACCTGTAATACAAACAGATGTTGCTATTAATGTAGGTAATAGTGGAGGACCGCTGTTTAATCTGCAAGGAGAAGTAGTAGGCGTAAACACCTTTATATTCACACCAGGACAAGGCGGAAGTGTCGGCGTTAACTTTAGTGTAGACGGTAATCAAGCTCAGTATATTATAGACAGCCTATTAAAATATGGAAAAGTAAAACGTAGTAGGATGGGTCTTGCTTACATTGTTGACAAGGACAAAGGTGTATTACGTGTTGAAATGGTAATGACTGATAGCCCTGCTGAACGTGCTGGAATTGAAAAAGGTGATGTTCTTCTTGGAATCAATAAAAGGCTTATCAAATCTAGTAGAGATATAGGCAATGTATTAGATAAAGTAGAAGCTGGAACTGCTATTGACATAATAGTAGAACGCAATGGTATGGTAATGTTAAAGGAATTGATTACCGGAGAAATGATTGATTAGGCAGAAAATGATTCGCCACAGCCGCATTGTGCTGTAGCCATTGGATTTTTTACTTTAAGGAAACTGCCGCCTAGTTCTTGTACGTAATCTATTTCGCTACCAAGTAAAAACATTTCAGCTATAGGGTCGACTACAAGGATACCCTCAATAGGGTCGCTCCAGACCACACTATCATCTGTGCAATCCTTACTTAACCCCCAAACATACTGCATACCCGAGCAGCCACCACCTTTTACAGTCAATGTAACATGCCCTTCAGGACATACTGACTTCAAGTAGTTCTTCGCTGATTCTGATACTGTTACTAGCATGTTTGCAATCTTCTCCGCATACACATTGTGGTAAAAACTCTGGATCATTAAATGATCCTTCTAAAGCATTTTCTAATCCGTAGATTCTACCATTTTTACAAACGTATACATTCATTTGTGTCTATACGTAATACGTCCTTGAGTTATATCATATGGGCTTACTTCGACTGTAACTCTATCGCCCACAAGTATGTTAATTTTATTTAACCGCATCCTGCCGCTAATATGTGCAAGTATTTGGCTTGTTTTTTGTTCGTTTAAGTTAAGAACTACACCAAACTTTCCGCCTGGGAATATTTCTACAACTTCGCCTTCAAATTCAATATATTCTTGTTTTGCCATTTGTGTTATTTATTGAGGTAGAGGGGGGCACAAAAGGCCCCCCACACCATTAAAGACCCTGTGCTAGTGCACGGTAACCGGCAGCAATAACTGCGCGGCTTGGTGTGCCTAGACGATAGAACATCTTAACACGACCCTTTGTATCTACACGCTCGTTGCAGTAGATTGGAAAGCCCTTCATACGTAGAGCTGAAACGGTGGCACGTGGATTGCCAACGCCAAAGCGGGCACGGATCTGTGCACCGGTTAGTTCATTGCCCTCTGATAGGGCAGCAAGGACACGGTCCTGCTTGGTTGCTGTTGCTGTAGTCATTGATAATTTCCTTTCATTGATACAGTCGTTTATTAGACACCACGTCTAATTATGGCGGTGAGGGTGGGATTCGAACCCACGGAACCTGTTAAGGTTCGCACATTTAGCAAACGTGTACTTTCGGCCTCTCAGTCACCTCACCTAACTCTAAAATGCAATCTCGTAACCATCATCTAGCAATTTCACATAAAGCCTGTCTGCTTCTTCTGCGGGAACTGCTATCGATTGCATTAAACTTGTGCCCTTGTACAAATCAACTTCGGCTCTGCCTGACTTTCTTTTTACAGAAAAGGCAGCACTTTCATCTGTTGATTTACGTACAAGAACTTGATTCTTAACCTGTAGCTTAGGCATTCATAGCCTCGGTATCAAGTGGACCTATACGACTATCGTCACTGCGGTCACGTAACCAGATCTCAATCTTATCTGGTTCATCGTC